AGTTAGATGAATTCTATCCACCCTTTACTCCTACACCAGACTGGACCGAACGTCAGATCATGTATCGAGCTGGACAACGTTCAGTTGTGGAGTGGTTAATCCAACGAATAGAAAACTAATGTGTTTCGCACAACCACAACCTAAACCCCCGAAAATCCAACAGGTTGCAACACCACCTCCGGTTAAGCCATTGCAGATTGCTGCAACATCAAGACTTGACCCTAGGCCAGTTGAACCTGAAAGGAAAAAGCCAGTCGCATACGGAGCAAAGAGTCTTCGTGATGCTAGTAAGGCACCTAAACGTGACGCTGCTTCACTGTTGATTCCCTTGAATACAGGGGATTCACAAGGAGGTATTAATGCATGAGCACAGCACGTGAACGTTATAACAAACTGAGTTCAAACAGACATCAGTTTTTAGATACAGCAGTTGCATGCTCGAAACTTACACTGCCTTATCTTATCTCTCGTGAAGAAGAGAGTAGAAACCATAGGGTATTAACCACTCCATGGCAATCAGTTGGTAGTAAAGCAGTTGTGACTTTGGCTGCAAAGCTAATGCTTGCATTGCTTCCTCCACAAACAACCTTCTTCAAGTTACAAGTAAAAGAAGACAAGCTAGGTGAAGAGATCACTCCTGAGATCAGAAGTGAACTTGACCTTTCATTCTCCAAGATGGAACGAACCATCATGGAATCAATCGCTGCTTCGAATGATCGTGTAGTGGTGCACCAAGCACTTAAGCACCTGATCGTTGGTGGTAATGCATTGATCTTTATGGGTAAAGATGGCTTAAAGCACTACCCACTGAATCGATATGTCGTCAATCGTGATGGCAACGGAGAAGTAGTAGAGATCGTCACAAAGGAATCGGTAAGCAAAGAACTTCTAAACATGAAGGACTACGAACCGAAACCAAACCGAGTGCAAGATGAAAGCTCGGAGCATGCTGATGAAGTAGAGATCTTTACCCACGTCAAGTTAGACAATGGTCGTTGGCGTTGGCATCAAGAATGCATGGGTAAGGTTATGGACGGTACGAAGAGTACTGCTCCAAAGAATGCAAGCCCATGGTTGGTTCTTAGATTCAACACCTGCGATGGT